CCCTCAACGAAGAGGGTTGGATCACCGACGGCGAGGAAGAGGAATCCGAATCCGAAGACGATGAGGATGAGGATGAGGATGAATCCGACGATGGCGACCTCGACGACGATGACGAGGATGACGAGGATGACGAGGACGACGAAGAAGAAGAGGACGACGAAGAAGAGGACGACGAAGAAGAGGACGACGAAGAAGAGGAAGAACCTGCTCCCAAGCGCCGCGCCTCTGCGAAGAAGTCCAGTGCGAAGGCCGGTGCGTCGAGGGCCAAGAGCAGCATCAAGGCCGGTGTGACCCGCCGTCGCCGCAAGCGCTGATCGCGCACTTCAACGAAGCGTTGAACCGTCCCGCCCTCTGCAACCACAGAGGGCGGGACTTTCCTCCTCAAGGTACATAACATGGCAACACGCCGACGCCGAAAGGCTCCCCCGATCGCAGAGGTCGATGCGTCCCCCGCTCCTGCCAAGAAAGCGGCAGCGAAGAAGACAACCCGCCGCAAGGGCAAGCCCCAGGATAACCCTGGCTTGTTTGTTGGCGACCTCGCCCGCTCCCTGTCTAAGAAGTTGAAGGACGATACCCTCGTACGGCAGCTATCCGATGGCAGCATGAAGCACAAGGTCCGCGATTGGGTTCCCACAGGATTCGTGGAACTCGACTGGCTCATCTCTGATGGGCGCGGCGTTCCCGTTGGTCGCGCTATGGAGGTCTGGGGCCTCGAACAGACTGGCAAATCGGCCATGGTTCAGTGGCTTGGTGCCATGTGGCAGCAGCAGACTGGCGGCATCCTGTGCGTCATCGACTTCGAGGGTTCCGTGGACGAGGATCACGTCGAAGGCTACGGGTGGGATTGGGATCGGGTTATGTACTCGTTTCCCGAAACAATGGAGCAGGGTTGGAACATCATCTGGGAACTGGAGAAATACATCAAGGCGGCGGATGAAGCGGGAACGCTCCCCGGCCCCGTGTTGGTTCTCTGGGACTCTGTCGCTTCCGCCCCTACTGCCGAAGAGGTTTCCCACACTGCCGATCAGCAAACGGTCGGCGGCCAAGCCCGTGTTCTTTCCCGTGAGTGTCGCAAGCTGCGCCGACGCGTGGCTGGTGCCCCCTGGACGATCCTGTTCACGAACCAAGTCCGCACGAAGATCGGCGGCGGCGGCTACGGGGACAACAAGACGCGCCCCGGTGGCAAGGCCCTCGACTTCGTCTGTGATACGCGTCTCAAGTTCACGAAGGTGAAAACGCGCTCGAAGGGAAGCGGTGCCGAGCGCATCGTGCAGGGCTTCGAGATTCAAGTGGAGTCCGATAAGAACCGCTTTGCCCAGCCTCTACGTCGCGCCGAGTGGTTCCTGTCGTTTCATCCCGAGCATCCTGGCCCCGACCCCGTTGAATCGCTCTACGCAACCCTCAAGGACGCGAAGATCGTCAAGCCCGCTGGCAAATACGCCAAGGTCAAGCTCCCGTCAGGCGAGGTTACTGTCCAAGGTGCCGAGGGATTCCGTGAGATCATCGACGAGCATGGCGATGAACTCTATGACCTCGCTCTTTCCCATCTGCGGCGTTCGGATCCCCGTGCCGCGCACTCCGAAGAGGACGACGAAGACTGACCTAAAAAGTCTTCTTGACCGTCAACTTCATAACTGCTATCAGTGCATTCCGCACTTACCAAGGAGAACGTCATGGCGACCGCCAAGACCAGTACGAAGCCCAAGGCTCCCGCCAAGAAGGGCGCTGCCAAGAAGGCAGCACCGGCCAAGAAGGCTCCCGCCAAGGCCGCACGCGCTACCGCGCATCCCCCCTCACTCGCTCCGAGCGACATCAAGGTCATCAAGGGCTTCAACCCCCGAACTGACCTGGGCGATCTCGAAGGCCTGACCAACAGCATCAAGGCCAACAAGATCCTCCAGCCGCTCCTCGTTCGTCCCGGTGCGAAGGCGGGGTACGAACTGATCTGCGGCCACAAGCGTCTCGCTGCCGCCACGGAACTCGGCTTCAATGAAGTCCCGGTTCTGGTCCGCACCGATCTGACGGATGATGCAAAGGCCCTCGCCGCCGCCATGGCCGAGAACAGCGCCGACAGCCGCACCGCCCTCAACGCCATCGACGAGGCGAAGGGCTTCAAGGTGCTGATGGAGACGCACGGCTGGACCCCCAACAAGGTCGGCAAGTCCGTGGGTTGTTCGGGCCAGAAGGTCCGCAACTCGCTCAAGATCCTCGACACGCCCACCAGCGTGCAGAAGAAGGTCAGCGAGGGCACGTTGTCCGCGTCGGCTGCCACTGAGATCGGTCGCCTCGAAACCGACATCCAGAAACGCGTTCTGGAAGAGGTCGATGAGGACATGACCGCCAAGGACGTGAAGCGTCTGGCGAATGAGGCGGTGCGCGAAGCCAAGGATTCCGGCGACGACGCCGCCAGTGCCTCCGCTTCCGCCAAGGGCAAGAAGGGCAAAGGCCAGGACGCTGGAACGCTGGCCGTGTGGCAGTCCAAGGGCGAGGTCCGCGCCAAGATGGAAGAACTGGTCGAGGACATCGTGCAGGCGCAGGAGTCGGGCGGTGATCAGTCCGGTTCTGAATGGGCTCTCGCTGCCCTCATGTGGAGCGCGGGTTCCATCGACGACATTGATCCCGGCACCAAGCAGTACAAGAAGGCCTACAAAGACCTGTACAACAGCATCGAATGGGAAACCGACGCTGACGAGGACGAGGATCCGGGCGATCTCGACTGATCGCTGAACATCACAGGTTCCACCAACGCGGAGGCGTGGCATGCTATGCGTGTCACGCCTCCGCTCTTCTGGGAGTATCCATGGCCCTTTTCAGACTGACCACGCCTGACGGCAAGACGATCTTCGAGGAGGATCACGAAAACCGTGCCCATGCGCGTTCTCACTTCTGGCACCTGTGGGTGAAGAAGTTCCGTAAGTCAGACGATTCTGGCTGGAAGCGCACCCAGCCCTGCCACTTCTATCAATGCCCCATTGAGGAGGCCCCATGAAAAGTATCGGAGACTGCATCACGGAGGGTGGCCGTAAGGTTCTCCTCGTTGATGGGAACAACGCCCTGGCCCGTAACGGTCACGTGTTCCATGGGCTCGAAGCGAAAGACGGCAGGCCGACCGGGGCCATCTATGGCGCTGTCAAAGAGGTGCGAAAGCTGGTTGCAGAGTTCAACTGCACGTCTGCCATTTTCTGCCTCGACTCGGGTGTTCCAACTTTCCGCAAGCAACTGGTCGAGAAGCACGCTGCGGCGCGACCTGATGGGCAGCCCAACGGCTACAAGGAGCAGAGATCACGCCAGCGCAGCGCGAAGCAGGAGGAAACCCGCGATGCGTGGCAGGCCCAACTGGACTACTGCCATGAGGTATTCAACCCGCTGGGCGTTCACGTGGCTAGTGCTGCTGGTTTCGAGGGCGACGATCTGATCGGATCGATTGCGCAGTCTTTCAAGAAGAAGCGGTTCCTTGTGTGCTCTTCCGACAAAGACCTCCTCCAACTTACCCGCCTGTCCCGCGTCGAAGTTTATTCGCCCACGATTCACGAACTGGTCGAAGATCGCGTGCCACGATGCTACACGCTCATGCGTGCGATTGAGGGCGATTCGTCCGACAACATCCCCGGCGTTCCCGGCGTCGGTGAAGCCATGGTTGCTTCCGTGTTCAAGGAAGCGGACCTCATGGAGTGCGGCAAGCCCTCAGAGGCGGTCGCCAAGATCATCGAATGGCTGGATTCCGAGCCCGACGTGCCGAAGCGGATCATAACCGCTGCCAACAAAATCGTGGACGAGCGAAAGCGGTTCATGGATTATTGGAAGGCGATCTCCCTAGTTCGGACCAAGGGATGCCATGAGCAAGCGACGGTCCACTATGGCGCGTTCGACAAGGACGAGGCCTACCAAGTGTGCAAGGCCTACGACTTCCGAGAGTTCCGCCAGGAGTGGGACGTGATGCAGCGAACCTTCGGTAATCTGGGAGCTTGAAATGTTTGCTGTTACTGCTGACGTTCACGCTCATCCGTTTGGCGATTTTGCTACCATCGATTCCGAGGGGGTGAACTCGCGCCTTCAAAGAACTGTTGATGCTCTCGCGTGGGCCATGAGTACGGCATCCGACCAGGGCGCGACAACCTTCGTCATTGCTGGTGATCTGTTCCATTCGCGGAAGGATGTTCCGACCATCGCGCTCGACATGGTGTCCGAGGTTCTTGAAGAGGCTCAAGACACGCTTGATATCATCCTTCTGCTGGGAAACCACGATCTCAATACGTCAACTCATCACGCCAGCATCGCAGCCCTGTCGGGCATCGGCCAAGTAGTCATGGACGTGACCGAGATCACAACGCGTGACGACGAGCGATTGGGGCTGATCCCCTGGTGCGACACGCAAGACCAGTTCGAGGCAATGTGGAACGAACTGCCACTGGACCTCGACGCCTACATCGGCCACTTCGGTACGTTCGGAGCCAACTTCGGCCCGTATAACATCGAAATCCCCGGCGACATAAATCCGCAACCTCTGGTTGAAGATCGGCTCATGCTGCTTGGGCACTATCACCGCCGCCAGAATGTGTTCGGAAACACGTGGTACGTCGGATCTCCCTTGCAGCACACTTGGGCCGAGGCTGGCGACTGGAAGGGCTTCGCCGTGGTCGATGGCGGGCACCTGTCTTGGGTGGAGAACAGGAGTTCCCCGCGATTCGTCAAAGTGGACATGCGAGAGGACGCCCCTCCGCAGCCGCGTAGCTTCGACTACGTGAAGGTGATCGCTGCCGATGAGCGGGACGCCGCCGACCAAGTCAAGACGCTCAACGATCTCGCTAACGGCGAGGCCCGCGTGAAGGTGGAGGTGGTTAGGGAGCGCGATGATCCTACGCGCCTCGCTTTGGCGGGGCTCGAACAACAACAGATGGTTGAGCGGTACGTAGATCACAAGGGATGCCCCGACGGTCTTGCGCCCGATAAGATCGTAAACGCGGGGTGCCTGCTGCTATCCGGTGAAATGGAATAGACATGAATCCCAGGGACATCGTGGAGGCCATCCTTGAAGGGTGCCCTCACGGCGACGGGTGCGAAAAGCACTGCCCAATGAAACTGATAAGAGAGTCGGATGACCCGAAGGCCACGCTGGACTTGATCTGCGATAGCGAGGTAGCGGACATCGTACAGATACACCGCCTGTGTCTCCGTGAGCGGAGATCCCCCAGGCCGAAACCGTAGGAGAACAACGTGCGTTTGCTTGAGGTACGTATCAAAGCATACCGATCCGTCGTCGATTCAGTGCTCAATCTTGATAACCTAACAGGCCTGACAGGCGTCGAGGGCAGAACGAATACAGGCGGCGCTTCGTCCAACGGGGCCGGTAAGTCCGCCTTCTTCATGGACGCGCCATCATGGTGCCTGTTCGGTAAGCCCGTGCAGGAGTTCGATGCTGCTGACGACGTGATCAACCGCGAGTTGGGCACTGCCGACGTTGAGGTCGATGTGCAGTTAGCGAGTGGACGCACGATTACGGTATCGCGCAAGCGCACTGTTCGCGGCGAGAAGCTGGTTGTGTCAGGCGTATCTGGGGGAACGAAGAAGGGAACTCAGGAAGCGCTCGAAAAGATCCTGGGCTTCGACTTCGATCTGTGGACTCGGTCTGTGGCCTTCGGCGGCAACCTGTCGTCATTCTGCGGGATGTCCGATGCCGATAAGAAGCGGGTTCTCGAACGGTTTCTGGGCCTGGAGCAGTACGGGCGTGCGAAGGACGCAGCGAATGCAAAGGCACGTGAGGCTAAGACCAAGCGAGCGGAGGCTATGTCCGCCCTGGTTTCTGCCGACGAATCCCTGGAATCCATCAACGAATCGTTGACCGCGCTTCGCGCCGAGGCCGAGGGTCGTGAATCCCGATGGAGGCGCGAATACAATCGTGCCTTTATGGACTTCCAAGATTCGGTCGATGAATCCCTACCGCTATACGACCGCTTGCGCGAATTGGATGCCAAGGCGGCAGACGAGGACGCGTCCTATGCCGCTGCGGTCAAGAAGCACGTCAGGGTTGGCGAGCATTACGAAGAAGAGTTTGATAAGGCGCAGAAGGCAGCGGCGGTGGCGCAGAGCAAGGTCGATCGAATCGAAGAGAAGATCGAAGATTGCCGCGAGCGGTTGTCAGACCTCGCCAACAAGGAACATCCCGAGGACTGCCCGACGTGTGGCCAACCGTGGCCCCAGGAGGATGACGCGCTGGGCCATCTCATCACCGCCGAGAAGGATGCTCTGAGAAAACTGGAAGCCGACCTACAGCAGGCGCAGCATAACCTCGAACGCGCCGAGCATGAGGAGCGCGACAGAAAGGTTCGGAGGAACACGCACCGAAACAACGCGCCCTCCCCAGGACAGACGCGAGCCACGTGGAAGCGTGTTCTCCGCGAGGTCGAGGACATGGAGGCCGAGGCGGCACAGCACTTGGCAGCCGTAAACGCGCTTCGGTCGCAGCGGGACGACGATCCTTATACGCCGCAGATTGCATCATTGGAGAAGCAACTGTCGGTCGTGACCCAGCGACGTGAGTTCGCCGCCAAGGAATACGCCAGCGCGGATGAGGAGTACAAGATCTATAGCTATTGGGTTGATGGATTCGGGCGTACCGGAATCCCAAGCTACCTCATCGACAGTAGCATCCCGTTCCTCAATGAGGAGGTGCGTAAGATCTCTTCCGTACTGACGGACGGATCCATGGACATCTACTTCGACCCGAGTGTCGAGGGTGGCCGGGGATCGCGTGGCGGACAATCCCTTGGCGTTGTCGTTGACAACACGGCTGGGGGTGCTGGGTTCAAGTCGCAGTCCAAGGGCGAAAAGGCACGGGTCGATGTGTGCGTGCTTCTCTCCCTCCGAGCCCTCATGGCCACGCGTCTTACCTTTGGATTCGATCAGTTGTTCATCGACGAGGTGTTCGACGGGCTGGACAACGAGGGTATCGAACGGCTGGTGGGCCTGCTTCGCGCTGTATTCCCCGATACGAGTATATTTATCATCACGCATAATGACTCGCTCAAGGGGTTGATGGATCGAACAATACTTGTACAGAAGAATGGAAGGCAGTCTCGGCTTGTGGTGAAGAACTGACTTGCGCTAGACCCCAAGGCCAAATACCCTTCATCACTGAATATCAGGGAGAAAGGCCAAAATGGTCAACAGCCGCGCCAAGGGCAACAAGTTTGAACTTGTCATCGCTCGCGCCATCAGCGTGTGGTGGACGGGTAGTTCGTCGTTCTTGGCGTGCCGCGCCGATCAGTTGCCGTTTCGGCGCACCCCCGGCTCCGGTGGGTGGGATAAGCGCAGGGGTGGCGAATCCGATCTGTTTATCATGGACGATTCGGTTTCCAACTTCCCCTATGGTGTTGAGTGTAAGAACCAGCAGGCCTGGACGTGGGATCAAGTCCACAAGGGGAATGCAAAGTGTCCGATCCTGTCCTATTGGGACCAATGCGTGAAGGCATGCAATCAAGCAGGGGACCGAACTCCCCTGCTTATTTTCACCCGTAACCAGCATCCAAATTACGTGTGCTTGGAAGTAGACGAGGCCAACCGCATCGGCATGCCATGGGACTTCCATTGGCGAAGGATGGGACTTGTGTTCTCGTTGCTTGACGACCTATTTCGCGTGAATCCGTCCGCGTGCGTCACGAAGGCCGAGGCGGTCCTAGAAGAGACGGCGCTGGAGGGCGACCGCGTGACCGCGTCGTTCCGGCCTGCTCCACTCCCGCTTCCCCTGACCGACTTCAACGATTCTTTGCAAGATAGCTCATTGCTCCCGGTGGTGCGCTGATGGCCCTCAACAAGGACGAGCGTCAGGTATGCCTACAGATCGCTGTTCGCGGCGAGGTCATCCTTCGGGAGAAGGGTTGGGACTCAGAGCAGCGCAAGAACTTTCTTCGACGCAAAGACGTGCAGCGCGAGTTGCAGCGCATCGAAGAGGAGTTCCGCGACCGCGAGGGGTTCATCGAACGTGCCAAGTTCACTGGCCTCATCGAACTGTCCAAGATGATGCCGGTCGCGATTGCGACCTACCAACAAGCCCTGCTGACGGGGAAGAAGGACGGCAACGGCAACGTAATCGAAGCTCCTAATGCGGTGGCGCTAAACGTTGCGATGGATCTCATGGACCGCTTCGACGTGAAAGGGGGCAAGTTCTCCGAGCATGATGCGCTGCCGGTCCTCGTTCAGAACAACACGCAAATCAATGTTGGATCCGAGGAGGGTAGCCCCGAAGCCACCATTGCCCGTGAACGACTACGCACTCGCCTTGAACAGATGATGCAAGGCCTGGAGGTAGAGGGCAATTTTATCGAAGGAGCAGAGGTAGTTGACACGCGCCCCAAGCGCCGACGCCGATCTCGACGTGTTACCGACGTTGAGGCCGAATCGTGAGCGCATAGCTAAGTCGAATAAGCGGCGGATCCCGAAGCGGATGCACGATCAAGACGGTCTTATTGACCGTATGACGGACAGCCTGTTGGCTGACGACCGTTCGTTTCTGGACGGTCTTACTGGCCAGGAGCGCGTGCTTGCTTTGCAGATCATGCAGGAGATGACGCAGGATCCTGCGCTAGCGTCGATCACTTACCAGAAGTTGTGGGAGGTCGATTATTGGGAGAAGCCGGTAGATATCGACACCTTCCTCAACGATCCCCGCTATATGGGCAAGCATACGGCGGAACTCTACCCCGCGTGGCGCGAGGACATGCGCAATATCTTCGCTCCCGGCGCTAACTTCCTCGAATGGATCTTCGGCGGCGCTATTGGTATTGGCAAATCTACTGTCGGAACATTGGCGAACGCCTACGTCATATACCGCAACGCCTGCTTGCGTGACCCGCACGCTTATTACGGATTGCTCAAAGGCGCACCGATCGTTTACGGCATCTTCTCCGTGACGAAGGCCCAGGTTATGGACGTGGGCTATACCAAGTTGAAGTCGTACATCGACGCGTGCCCGTGGTTCGTGGAGAAATATCCGCGTAATCAGCAGCTAGATTCACGCGTCCAGTTCAAGAAGACACCGATGGAAGTTCGGGCTGGCTCGCGTGAGTTTCACGCATTGGGCCAGGACATCCTGACCTTCTTCATGGACGAGGTGAACTTCATGCGGGGCAATAGCTCCAAGAAGAAGCAGGAAGACCCAGGCGAGGCTATGAAGCTCTACAACGCCTGTAAGACCCGTCTGAAATCCCGCTTCATGCGTCCCGGCGGCGGGTGCGCCGGTATGGTTTATCTCGTATCATCGAAGAAGTCGGTGTCGTCGTTCCTTGAGCAGCACATCAGCGATAGCCGTGATGACATTAGCAACGGCCTGACCTATCTGTCGGAATACGCCCTGTGGGAGGTGAAGAACAAATCCCTCTTCACGCTGCCCAAGTTCCGCGTCGAGGTAGGTGATCAAGTTTATCCGTCTCGCATTCTTCCGAAGGGAGAGGAAGGACGAGACAACGCCCAGGTCATCACCGTCCCTGGCGAGTATCGCACAGAGTTCGATCGTGACGTTGACCTCGCCCTTCGCGATCTGGCCGGTGTTGCTACGTTCGGCCTCTCGCCGCTGTTCCGCGATCGAACCGTGATATATGATTGCGTGTCTGACGAGTTACAGCACCCGATGACTCGGCAGGAGTTGGAGATTGGGGTGAACGACTCCATGCAGATCCATGACTTCCTGCTGCCCGAGCGCATGTTCCGGGTCGAGCGGTCATCGTACGTTATGCGCCGGAATCCCCAGGCTCCGCGTTTCTGGCATTTGGATATTGGCCTCAAGCGAGACGGTGCCGGTCTTTCTATCGGGCATGTCGCTGGATGGCGGACAGTTGATCGCCTTCGCCCAGACGGCACCTACTTCAAGGATCGCGTGCCGTCGATTGAGATCGACCTTCTTCTTCTTGTGCGTGCCCCGAAGGGCAGCGAGGTGGATCTGTCTAAACTGCGGACCTTCCTCATATCCCTGCGCGATATGGGCGTGCCGTTGCTCAAAGGATCCACCGACGGATTCCAGTCTGTGGATACTCGGCAAATCCTGTCGAAGGTCGGCTTTGAATGCACGCTCTTGTCGTGCGACCGATCACCGTGCGAGCCTTACCTCATGACGCGGTCAGCCGTAAATGAGCAGCGCGTTACCATGTACGCTCATGATCACCTTATTCAGGAGCTATCCGAGTTGGAGCACGACACGGATGCCGAGAAGGTGGACCACCCTGCTAAACGGGCCGATGGGACGCCGGGGTCCAAGGACGTTGCAGACGCCCTCGCAGGCGTAGTCTATCACTGCATGACCGATCATCGATCGGCGGCGCGGGTGGGTGACGTAATGCCCAACTTCGCCCCCTCTCTTGCAAAGTCGCAAGCGCGGGCCATCAGCACTGCCAGCGGTAAAGTCGATTGGAACGCTCTGGACAACGAGCGACGGTCAATCAAACGAAGGATCAAGCGATGAAGCTGTTCGGGTTCAACATTACACTTGCCCGCAAGTACGACCGCGATGGCCACGCGGCTATGGGGCACGATGACGACGGCCATAGGGGTGGAAAGAGGTCCGATGCCGATGAGTTCCATCGTTTGCAGGAATACCTCAAGAAGCACCTCGACAGGAAGAAGCGCCTCGACCTGTACGAGAAGATGGACGACACGGAGGTCGTCGCCATCGTTGCCGACACCTACGCCGAGGACGCGACTGGCCCCATGGCCGAGATCGGCAAGAAGGTCGCGTTCAAGTGCGAGAACGACAACATCCGCAAGGCCCTTATGGACATGAGCAAGCAGACCGCGCTGGACGAGCTTGCCTTCCCGATCGTCCGCCACATGTGCGTCTACGGTGATGACTTCGAGCGCTTGGTGTACGCGACTGGCCACGGCATCCGCGCCATGCAGTATGCGAACGTCAAGGAAGTTCAGCGCCACCAAGATCGCTACGGTCGCCTTGAGGGCTTCGAGCAGCAGGGGCAGAAGTTCAAGAACCCCGAGAGCAAGGACGGAAAGATCAGCTACCCGTGGGATTACCTGCATTTCCGCTTATTCGGAAAGCATCGCGCATCTATCTACGGCACGTCGATCTTCCACCACACGGTTCGTCCGTGGAAGCAGTTGATGCTGGCCGAGGATGAGCAGTTGTTTTACCGCCTCAATCGTAGGCCCGATCGTGACGCGTGGTTCATCGACGTTGGTACGAGCGACGAGGTTGAGGCGTGGAAGATCGTCAAGCGCTTCGAGCGCCGGTACAAGCGCCACACGTTCGCTGATCCCGAAGGGGGATCCTACGATCATCAGTTCAACCCGCTCACCCCAAACGAGGACATCTTCTTGCCCCTTCGCGAGGGCAGCCAGACACGCTATGAGAAGATGAGCGGCAACCCAGACGCCGGTGATGTGCGCGATATTCAGTTCTTCCTCGACAAGTTCTTCTCGACCACCGGACTGCCGAAAGAAATGTTTGGCATGTTCACGGATAACAGCGGTATCCAGCAGTTGAATCCGCGCCAGGGGTACACGACGCAAAGCATCCGTTATGCGCGTGCGGTTCAGCGGGTTCAGGAGGCCTTCAAGTTCGGCATCCGCGATATGGCCGAAATCCATCTGGCCTTGCTGGATCCGAACCCCGAGTCGAGCAAGTATAACTGGCGACTCGACGGACAGGACTTTCAGGTCGTCATGGAGCCCGTGAGCTATCTGGTCGAGTTCAACATGCTCGATCTCATGAACCTGCGCATGTCCGTAGCCCAGAGCATGGCTGCCCTGTTCCCTAACCCTGCTGTGCTAAATGAGCGTGCGTGGGTGAAGTACATCATGACCGACGTGTTGCAGATGCCCGAGGCGAAGGCCGAAGGTTTTCTCAAATCCGCGTCTGATATCGCCAAGGCGCAAGACCAGTTCCAGTTCGCCCACGATATCGAAGCCATGGGCAACGCCGCCTCGCTCACCGAGGAGCACAAGGACATGGTCCTGCACGCGTTGAAGACGAGTCCCGAACTTCGCGAGGCGGTGTTGCAGACCAAGCTGCTCATGGACGACAGTGACATCGACAACATCCGCGTGTCGCGTCAGCGGGTTCCTCTGGACACCCTCAAATCGCAGGGCCGCATGGAAGACGCGCTGGCATGACCGAGGACAATTACAACCGGCATCGCTATACGCACCCGCACAAGTGCAAGTCCTATCGCGCTTCGATAGAACTTGCCGAGGAGTTTGCGGCGGCTCTTGGCATCCCTGGTCGCGAGGCAGTTTACCTGCTTGACGTGCTGGGGCGCACGGTTGTGAATCGGCTCCTTCGAGGCAAGATCTGTGGCATCCCCTCAGTGGGTGTCATCCACGTGGCCCACGTCAAGGGGCGTCGGGTCGTATCAAATCTTGGGAAGCACGCCAATATGGATGGGCAGGAGGTATTCGAGTATCCCTCCTATGCGAAGCCCGCCATGTGGTTTCCAGTAACGCTCAAGCGCGAAGTGCGCGAAACCGCAGCAGACGGAGGAACCCTCAATGAACAACTCAAACGACTCAAAGAAGGACGGCGGCGCAGGTCCGCCGCCGCTTCTTACCGAGGATCGCCACACGCTGGAGACGACGGACAAGGACGGGAACCACAGCCTCAAGAAGGTTCTGGATCGGGACTCGGCGGCAGGTTCGCTAGGCGAAGGCGTAAGGCCTAGCCACCCGATGACCGAAGGTCGCCTCCACGACTGATCAACAAATCTTTGAAGGCGCAGGCGTGCCTTCGGTAGGAGCATCACGATGCCCAAGATCTACAGGCTGGTAGAGATATACCCCTCTATCCAGGGCGAAGGCGCGAGAGCCGGTAGCGCGACTATCTTCGTTCGTTTCTCCAAGTGCAGCCACAAATGCACTTGGTGCGACACGGAGTTCGAGAAAGTGAACCACGAATTGACGCTCGCAGAGTTGGTCGAGGTCATCGACGACCTCCATATCCCGTCTGTCACGTTCACTGGCGGCGAGCCCGCGATGCAAGTTGATCGGAAGCTGGTCGAGGCCTTGCAGTTCCAGGGCATCCATTGTGCCATCGAAACCAACGGCTATTTCGATGTTTCTGGCCTGGGGCTGGACTGGATCTGCGTAAGTCCGAAGAACCAGCAGGGGGGCCCGATTGAGCCTGAGCGGTGGAAGCAGCGTTCCGGTGATGAACTCAAGGTCGTGTTTCCCGACGGGTTCAACGACGAGATCTTTCTCAACCCCGGACTCGCCTTCACGCACCTGTTCATCCAGCCCTGTGAAGAGGGCGGTGTGACATCCGTTACCACGGGGATGAATACGTCGCGTGCTGTGGAGTTCGTCAAGTCCAACCCGCGTTGGCGTTTATCCATCCAGACCCATAAGATCCTGGGAGTTCCGTAATGGCGATTACCAAGAAGCGGGCTGAAAAGGCCGTTCGCGTTTTGCTCGAATACATCGGTGAAGATCCCGACAGGGACGGGCTTGCCGGGACTCCCGACCGGGTTGTCCGTTATCTCCGCGAGGCCACCGAGGGGATGTCAATCGATCCTGCCGTGTTCCTCGAAAAGGACTTCGCCAACGGCGACGATGATAGCGAGGCGTCCCCGTACGAAGGTATGGTGGTCGAGAAGAACATCGACTTCTTCTCGCTGTGCGAGCACCACATGATCGTCATCGAAGGAACGGCACACATCGCCTACATTCCCGGCGACAAGGTGGTGGGCCTCTCGAAGCTGGCCCGTGTTGTCGATGCGTTCGCTCGACGCCTCACGATCCAAGAGAAGATGACCTCGCAAATCGCGGACACGCTGGAGAAAGGGCTGAATACCTCCGACGTGGCCGTGGTCATCGACGCCAAGCACTACTGCATGATCAGCCGAGGGGTCCGAAAGAAGGATTCCAGTACAAGAACCGCCGTTCTGCGCGGCATGTTTATGGATAGCGACGAGGTACGTAATGAACTCATGTTCCACCTCCAATAACTACACCCGCGAAGAGTGGAATCAGATACACGACGACCTGTTCCGCGAGTGCCGGTTTAGCGAGTGCGGGCCCTGTGGCCTGTGCTGCGACTTTTCCAAGGGAGGTTCTAAGCCTGCCATGCTCCCCGGCGAGGCGGGGCATCTCGAAACCCCGTTCTGTCCGTGTGACGGCGAGGCGTGGCATGGCGGGCCCTACCGCGTGCTGTGCATGATCTTTCCGTTCCGCGTTCGACGGGAGGGCGACGAGGTTGTGGTCTACCGCTGCGTCGATGAGGATCTGGGTTATGCGAAGCAGTGCCCGATCAAAACTGACGATCTGGCGGCGCGTGCAATGCGCCTAAAACAGACCTTCATTCTTCTAGCGAAGAGTGACCTGTGCGATTTGTCCGATGATCATGCCGAAAAGGGCGAAGAACTGGTCAGGTTCGCAATTTCCGATACTGCATCTTGAACTACCTCGAAGCACACGTAACCTAACACCCTACGCAAAAGCCCACCGTGGGCTTGCATTCGTGATCACCGCTCAACTCAAGGAGAGCAGCATGGCACGTAAGAAGGCAGCCAAGCGCGGCGCCAAGAAGGCCGCGAAGCGCGGAGCCAAGCGCGGGCGCAAGGCCCCGAAGACGGCGGGCGGCAGCTAGTCGCTTAGGGATCCGCGTGTGACACCGCAATGCCACGCGCACGCCTCGTAACGCGGGAATCCCTTCCACACATAACTCTACGGTACTTACCTAATGTCCGAAGATCATGCACTGCTACTGAGCGGCGGGTTCGATTCCCTGACGCTCGCCGCCGACCTCATCAAGAATCCTCATCGCTATGGAGTTACCGGCGTACCGTCGCTGATCCACTTCACGGCGAACGATCCCATCCATCAGCACTGTACCAGCCTCGTTCGCTCACGGCAGATCCCGTGGTTGTCTGAACTCGCAGGCTGCGATGTCCCCCACCACATCATCGACGTTTCTCCCGTCATGCAGTCGATCGATCCGAAGAGCCCGCGTGACCTGTACGTGACGCTCGACGATACTGCCCCAGAGAACTCGCACGACGTGGGGCGTCAGGTTCTCTTCGTTTCCCTCGCCTTCAACCGCATGTCGATGGAGGGTCGGCACCGGCTATTCGCTGCCTTCCAGATGCAGCCGGGGCGCTGGGCCAACTTTGACGACTACGACGACCTTGGCGATGATACCCCGACGTTTGTCGAGGCTATCAACGAGCTAGGCCGGGTCGGCGGATTCACGCCCGAGCACTGGATGATCGCCCCGTTCCTCGACGCGAGGTTGAGCAAGGCCGATATCATCAACATCGCCCGTGATCTTGGTGTCCCCGGCGATGCCAGTTATTCCTGTGTGTTCTCGGCACCCGAGCCATGCAACGCGTGCAACGCCTGTTACATCTACAACAAGGGGTGCGCCGACGCAGGCTATGACCCACGAAAGGCCCTGCCATGAAATCCGTCGCCATACCGCTCTTGTCTGGGGGCCAGGACAGCGTGACCTGTGCAGCGTGGGCCAAGGGCACGCTCGAAGCTACCGAGATCGCTCCCGTATGTTTCGACTACGGTCAGAAGCACGCGATCGAAATGCAGTGCGCACAAGTGGCGGCGGACTTCCTCGAAATCCCGCGCCCGGTAGTGCTCCCTGTGGCTATGCCTGACGCAAGCGCTCTGACTGAGCACAGCGAAGACGTGGGTGCAGCGCATCCCGTGCGCGACGACCTACCGGCCACCTTCACGGCAGGCCGCAATATCCTGTTCCTGACGCTCGCGGCATCGTGGGCCTTCGGCAAGTTTCCCGGTCATCGGATCGAACTGGTGACGGGTGTGTGCCAGACAGACTACAGCGGATATCCCGATTGCCGGGACTCCTTCATCCGGTCGATGTCCGTGTCGCTTTCGCTGGGGCTCGACGTGCCGGTTGCAGTCCACACGCCGCTGATGTGGAAAACCAAGGCCGAGACGTTCGCTCTCGCTGGGTCGCTCGGCGTGCTGGAAACCGTGCTGGAGCACAGCCACACGTGCTACAACGGCGATCATTCTACTCGACACGATTGGGGCTACGGGTGCGGTGAATGCCCTGCGTGCGTTCTGCGCCAGAAGGGGTGGGAAGAATATGTCGCGGGATAATGAAGTTTCTACGCTGGGTTCCGGCGATAGCGGATTTGGCGAGCAGACGGCGAGCTACAACCCAGGGCTTCTTGAGGCGTTCGAGAACCGCCACACAGAAGTGGATGAGTGGGTGCGTCTCATTTGTCCCGAGTTCACCAGCCTGTGTCCGAAGACGGGCCAGCCCGATTGGGCAACGCTCTACATCAACTATATCCCCGACCGCCTGTGCGTGGAATCGAAGTCGATCAAGCTGTACCTGAATAGCTTCCGAAACCATGGCGACTTCCATGAGGACGTGGTGTGCATCATCCTCAAGGACATCAAAGAACTGTTGAAGCCGCGCTTCCTTGAAGTGCATGGCATCTTCAACCCGCGAGGCGGTATCGCCATCTGCCCCTACGCGTCCAGCGCGATGCCCGACTATGTCAACCTCCGCAAACAGCGGATGTCTGCCTTTCCGACCGTGCCCGATAGGCATCTCGAATTGCGATGAGGTACTACTGTGCTGGTGCTGAGTTCATTCCCAGCATTCACGCTTCGATGCTGACCTACGCGCATCGGGCGCTGATGACGGCATATCCGTTTATCGAAGACCCGAGGCGAAGGGCGACCCTGGACTACCTTCTGGAAGGCTTTGGCGATCGCCCCCTCATCATGGACTCTGGGGTCTTCACGCTCCAGGGACAGGCCAAGGCCGGGACGAAGCTGACCCGTCGAACACTATTCGATTATGCGGCAAAGTACGTCGAGCTTGTTCGGGACTCCGGTTTTCGCGGGCTGAACATCGACGTAGACGTTCACGATCTAACGCCGGGGTGGCGTGGCATTCTTTCCGACATGCGTAGTTACATGTTCGACCAGCTTGGCGATAAGCTGCTGGTAACGTGGCACTGGATGGAGGGCATGGACGGATGGAAGCACATCACGGAAACCTACCCACGTGTCGCGCACAACTATCGCGATCTGCGTCACGTGGCCAAGGTGCTTACAGATAAGCAGGGGGCCAAGGTTACGCCCGTCCAGGCCGCTCGCTTCATGGCCCAACGTGCAGGTTGCGATTTGTCGGATAAGCACTGCCATATTCTGGGAACCACCTCCGAGCACATGTTCACGCTCGACGACAACTATACCTGCGATTCCACGACGTGGAGTATGGTCGTCCGCTACGGTCGATCGTTTCCGCACAGCAAGTTCCCCGTGTTCTGGTGGCGTCGCCAGGATCTTGAAGCTCCGAAGGTCGTTGTTGAGGCCGTCGAAGAAAAGCTGGATGACCTATACGCCAACTACTGGCGCTCCCCAGAGGCGAGCAAGTCCAGCCCCGAACCCAAGTACACGCTGGCGCTGGCGTATGCGCTTGTAGCCTCGCAGATGGTAGCGGAGAACCCGCGCCTATATCACCAGATCAAAAACGGACACGTAGACAACGAGTATCCTAACGGAGGTAACGATGGCACGCACAATCAAGATGGGCGCGGAAGAGAAGCAGCACCGAGCGAAGCGGGCAAAGCGCAAGGCCGCGATCCAGGCGAAGCGGGAGACGACGGACGAGGATATCCTTCCGACCTCGACCTCCTCCCAACAGCCAGACGCCGCTAAGGGTATCCGCATTCGTGGCGATAATCGCATGGTGAAGCCCTCTGCGATCGCGCCCAACCGCTGGAACTACAACGAGCAGTCACCGTTCGTCTTCGATAAGTTGAAGAAGAGCATCGAAGAGTTCGGCTTTACCGAGCCGATCACCGTGCGCTCCTCGAATGAGCACGGCAAGCTGAAAAAGCCCGAGATCGTCGGGGGCGAGCATCGCTGGAAGGCCGCGCAAGAGTTGGGTATAGCGGAAGTGCCCATCCGTGACATTGGTTTGATGACCGATGAAGACCTCAAGAAGTTCATGATCGTTTTGAACGAGACGAAGGGCCGACCCAATGCTGACGCCCTGTCGGCGGTGATCGCAGACTTGGCCGCACAGGACGTGAACCTCGACGTGCTGCCCTACGACGAGGCCGAGATCCAATCCATGATCAGCATGGCCGAGTTCGACTTTGACGTGGATACCGTCGATGTCACTGACCTGGGGACCGGATCAACGGGCGAGGATGACGAGGACGACGACCTCGACGAGGACGATTTCTACGAAGGGGTCGAGCA